CAGTAACAGAACAGCTACTAACGCTAGTGTTGACTATATTCTTAGACATAAACTAGCTAAGACCCTACCCCAAGCCTTTGAAGAATGGAGAAAGCAAGCACCAATTAGGGCTGGTAATAACAACACCTACGACGAACTATCATCTGATGAACGTTTAGGTGACAGAGATAATGCTATTAAAAAAATGGCTTTAGAGGGATTCATAAAAAACTTTATTACTAAACAGAAAGAGGTAGTAACTGAGGGCTTTCAAAGCATTATGGCAGATAGACCAGTAGAAGCTAGAGGTTTTATACGAAATAACTACACACTGAAGCGTAAAGAAATAGGTAGCGAGATATTTGATATGGCTGCTAATTCTCTAGACTCTAGTTTCAATACGTCTGACGAGTTACTAGCTGATTCAGATAGCATAGTCGAAGAGTTAAACAGGCGTATGGCTATTATGGACAGAGCAAAAGAACTTAAGGATGAACTTGGGCAGAAAGATTTTAATATAGTTCAATAGATAAAGAAAACCCCCAGTGTTTAGCTGGGGGTTTAGGCTAGGGTCACTTCTTTTTATTGTTAAGCATTCGATTACTATACTTAAATGCTTCATCTACTATGTCATCTGACCGTAGATATTTACCAGATGCTAGTAGACCAGACAATGCACACCCAGCGTAGTAGTCCTCTAACTGTACGAAGGGTAGAGGAACATCTTCTATATTAGTATTAATGAACTCTTGGGCTTCTTGCTCAAGGGTTTTCTTTTTATCTAGGTCTGTCATGTTTACCTATGCTTTTCTTTGAGAGCTAAGTTAGCTTGGTTAAGATACCACGCAGCCTTGTTCATGTCCTCTGTGGGGTTACCCTTGTAGAAGGCACGGTGGTTGTACTTCATTACGTTACCACGACAGTAGGCTACAAACCCATCAATACCTAAGACCTGCCTGATGTACTCAATACATTCTATACCATCTGTGTGGTTGTAGTGGTAAGGTTTTTGTACTGGATCAAACACAGGCGTAAGGTCAATGTCGCATTCAGGACAAGTAGAGTCTTCTTTTAGATAACTATCACAAACATTACAGAACTCTTCATTCATTACAGACCTTCTTTCATAAAGACTTTGACCCACTCTGCACAGATGCCACTCCGTACAATGTCGTCAACACCAAACTCAACAATGGGTACATCAAGGTAGTACTTCTTTGAAAGGTGAATGACTTTAGCTAGGCCACTCTGTCCCTTCAAGTCGGACTGCTGTATGTCTCCGTTAAGAACGATTGTACTACCTTCACCTACCCGTGTCAATAACATCTTGATCTCTGGGATCTCAATGTTCTGTGCTTCGTCTACGATGATGAAGGCATTGTCAAAGCTACGGCCACGCATGAGAGCTAGGGTAGCTACTTCGATGTTGCCTGCTTTAAGTCCTGTCTCTACGGCACCCTTACCTAGGTGCTTAGTCAGTACGTCTAGCACAGGTAAGGCCCAAGGCTGAGCCTTCTCCTCAAGTGTTCCTGGTAGGAATCCAATGTCCTTACCGACTGCTACGTGTGGGCGAGTGATAACAATCTTATCTATCTCTTTGAGGATGTACAGATCAGCAGCACAGGTGGCTGTCACATAAGTCTTACCTGTGCCTGCTGGACCTAAGATTAGAACCTGCTTGCTAGTGCCTATTGCTTGTATAAGATCCTTTTGTTTATCTGTACGAGGTACAATACCTGACGTAGGTTTAACAGCTGCACCCTTGTACGTAGTCTTACGTCTTGATCGTGTCTGCTTCTTGGGTGGTTCATCATTAGACAGTGACAACATGCTGTGAGTTTTCCTTTACGTAGCTGAGTGGTAGTATGGTCATTAGATCCCCACGGTCTGGCCTAGCGTACAGGCCAAAGTCACCCTTGTAGTATTCAGTACATCTCTTACGTAGATCTAAATAGATGTCGTCAGGATCTATCAAGTAGAAGGATTCCTCACCTCTGACTGCAATGAACCTGTCAACTCCGTTAGGCACACCCCAGCCCTTAGTGGGCTGCCAGTTGGGTGGCCTCTTAACAGTCTTCAATTCCCACCAGATGGTGTAGGTCACGTCACTTGAACGGGAGAAACGTTTAGCTGCCTTAACGTCTACCCGTCCAAACTCTTTGTCTAGTACATCCCAGTGTTCGTTTATATCTTCATCCTTAGTGGACTTACGGATGTAGTTGTCGCCTCTTAGTGCAGCAAACTCTTGCTCTGCTAATGTACCTTCAAGTTGAGACTGAGCATTTCTTTTAACGTAAGCCATAGAGTAATCTCCTTATCCTTAGGTTAAGTCTACGATTTCACATGAATCACCAGAGCAAGCTAGTGTTTGACTGCCTGATGTATTATCTTCTTTCTCATAGTCCGACAAGCCTTCCCAATCAATTGAGCTTGGCATACAAGATAGAAGTGTTTCGTAGTCTGTCTTACTACAGTCTTGGTAAGGCGCTTGCTGGTATGTATGCTCATTGAAGGGCAGGAACGAAACGCCAGACATCTCATCGAAGTGCTTGTAAACAAACGCACCTACTTCAAACCATTCATCAGAACGAACATTTATAGTTACCGATGGTTTATGTTCGCACCAATGCCGTTGGTACATGAGCCACATCTCTAGCTGCTCAATAGCTGTAGTATCTTTGGTACATACTGCGCCTTCAGGTGCCTTCTGAGGAAAGCTAAACACGGTAGTCTGGTCTGGCTTCATTACGTCTGGCGCATTAGGTATCTTCTGATCCTTCATAAACTGTGTCAGTGGGTCTTTGTTATCACCACGTACAGTACGGATGTAGTAGGGCGAGTGGCGAGAGTGTATGCCCGATGCGCTATTCACCAATTGTGATACCGTTCCTGACGGCTTAACACACGAGATTGCAGTAGAGGCAGGGATGCCAAGACGCTTAGCCCACTCAGCATTAGTCGAGACAGCAATAGAACGTAGGTGCTCAAGTGTTTGATCCAGGCCTGAGTTAGCTGTTGTAAGTAGTGGGTTGTCCATTATCCCCGTGAGTGACACACCCAACAGGCGTTCCTCTTCGGTATTTCGCTGCCACAGTTTTCGCAAGTAAGGGAACTTCGTAAAGGTAGATTGAATAGTACCCAAGATCGTAGCGATACGAACTTTTCTTTCAAGGTCTGCAAGATTATCTGTCGCACGTACTACACACTCCGTTAAATTGCACACCTGACCTGATCTGAGGATTATCTCGCTGCAAGGATTTGTTCCAAAGTCATGGTCTGCATCACGCCTGCCATTCTTAGCTGCTTGCTTCTTAGCTGCCTCACGGTTGAAGATACCACGCTCACCTGAGCCTGACTCAACCAACGACATCCACTCACGCATGAAGGATAGACTGTCAGGCTTCTCAGTGTAACACACAGAGTTGTTAGCTAACGCACGATGTGGGTTGTTCTCCCACCATGCACCTGACTTAGCGTGACGCATCTTATCATCAGACAGATTTGATAGGCTGATTGTTGCTGAGCGTCTTACGCCCCCAACTACCACTACCTCACCAATCTTACACATAAGGTCATGGCATTCTATGCTAGACAGGCGGCGTCCTTGTGCAGCCTTGAATGTAGTTATGGCAAAGTTAAACAAGTCTATCAGTGGCGCTGGGCCTGACGCCCTGCCACCAAACGTCCTGAGCCTAGCACCTGCAGGGCGAACTCTGCTGGTATCCCATGTAGGTATCTCTCCACTGTACAGGAGAGCAATGAGTTGACGCAGAGCTTTAGACCAGCCCTCTTTGCTATCCTTAACAACGATGTTAGTCTCACTGTCAAACAACGTAGGTACGTCTGGTAGCTTTTGAACGTACTGTCTCTCGACAGAGAAGCCTACACCTGTGCCACACATAAGAACGTGCATAGCTTCATCAAAGGCTACGATGTTATCTATAGCTATGTAAGAGCAGTTGTACATACTAATGTTGTCTCGTGCTGCGGCTGGGCCTGCAGTCATTAGCGCTCTCATGCTAGGCATAACTTCTAAGCTAAGTATGGCGGATTCAATGTCCTTAGTGTATGAGTCCTTGCCCCCTACAGGATGTACAACGTACTCCATGTATCGTGACACAGTTTCAGGCCACGTTTCTCTACGGCCTTCTTTGTCTAGCCAACGTGCATAACGTGACGTATGTATGAAGTGCTGATAGTCTGTCGCAAAATAGTTACTCATCTGTTGTCTCCTGATCCCTGTAACACACCACGCTCTTGGCGGCTATCTAGTTTCTCTATGTTCATCTCTGCTACGCTACGTAAGCTACCCCCATAAAAGTTAGACAAGGCAGCTCCC